AAGTTTAATCCTAGTATTACCATCAGCCCCATATTCAAATTGTTGAATGTTATGTTTATCTACCCAATATCTAATTAACCCAAAAACAGCAGCTAAAATTCTAGATGAATATGGAGAGTTTAATAATTGAGTTAAATTCCAATTTTCATATTTTTCATCAGAACTACCAAAATTTATAGATGGTCTTTTAGGATTAAATAAAGGAAGAATTGATAAAATATAATATTGATCTTTATATTTTAATTCAACTCTAAAACGAGTAGGAGAATCTCTATCAATTCTATATTCAATATCTTTAGAACCTAATTCTTCAGGGGAATATATATCAATTATTTCTTTTAATAAATTTGTTAATTTTATCATAGTTGTGCTTTATAAGTCGCTCCAATCAGCGGTTGATTTTGAATAATCTGTTACTCTTCCTGCGAAGAAATCTTGATGTGTTTTACCACTTGTTAAATGTCCGAACCATTCCATTTGTTTTAAAAGGTTAGGATCAATATCATTATATAAAGGATTATAACCTAATTCAATTAATTTTTGATTAGCACGTTCTTTAATAAAGTTTTTTAATTGGTTTTTATTTAAACCTTCAACTTCACCCATTTCAAATGCTTTGTCAATAAAATCAAATTCTAATTTAACTGAGATATCACAAGCATTATAAATTTGGGATTCCATACCTTCATTTAGTTCAGGCATTTCTTCTACCATTGTTCTAAATAGCCAACATCCGGCTTTTGAATGTAATGATTCATCACGTACACTCCATTCTACAATCTGTCCTGTTCCTTTCATTAAATTACGTAATTGGAATGACATTAAAATCGCAAACGAACTAAATAAATTTACACCTTCAGTAAATGCAGAAAATATAGCTAATGAAAGTGCTTTTTCACGTAATGTATCTCCAGGTAATTCAACTAGGCGATCAATTTTTGCTTTTGCTTCTTCATCTTCCATGAATGCCTCAAAATCATCTAATCCAAGTTCTTCGTTTAATCGAGCGTAAGCCTCAGCATGTATTGATTCAAAATCAGCAAATGCACACGCCATAGCTTTGATTTCATGTTTTGGAAACCATACTGCTACTTTTGTTGCCCAATAATCATTCACATACGTTTCAGTTTGTGCAAATGATTTTAAAATATTACCAACTAAATTCTTTTCAGATTCTGAAAGTTTTAATTTCCAATCATTTAAGTCTGATGATAATGGTACTTCATCAGCTAACCAATGGGCTCTATGTTGGTCTTTATAAAATTCGAATGCTGTCTGGTATTCAAACGGCTTATAATGTGGTCTTAGTTCTGTAATCATGTGTTTAATTCAAAAAATTTATGTGATAACATTTGTCTGTCTAAATCATCAAAATTCTCTGATGATTGTTTATTTTTTGGAGTAACAGTATCGGCTTCTTCATCGTATTGATCCCCAATAGCAATATGACCATTTGATGTATTCACATCAACTTCAAATGTCAAACCATCCATTCCGTATCTATTTTTCATAATATGAAATCTCCCCGTTCCATTAACTTTATCTTCTTTTTTTCTTGATAGAGAAAATGATAAATCTGTAATCATCATCTTATCATAACTTCCAGCTGCTTTATCTCCCTCAATAACATTATCTTTTGCACCGGCACGATTTACTTGAGAAACTGACCAAATTGGTAGATTTAATTCTCGAGCTAATCCTTTCGTGCTTGTATAAATATCATCAACTTCTCCTTTACGATCTACATTTCTCTTTTTTGTTGAAAGTAAATCAAGATAATCTATGATAATTAAATGAGGTTCAATTCCTAAATCTTTTACTTTTTGTATATGAGATTCTATAGTAGATATAGTTGTTTTACCCATAGCAAATTCACGAATGATTAATTCTCCAGGCAATTCAGCAGATGCTGCTTCTACTTTATCTTTATGTTTATCTAATTGATCTACAGGCATTCCTGTAAAAAAGGCATCGTACCTTCGTCCCGTATAGGCTTCACTTAATTCTAAAGTATAATGTAAAACATTATATCCCATTTGTACAGCAAACCCACCTAATGCAACTAATGTCCATGATTTGCCTCCTCCAGGATTACCAAATATTAAACCTAAATCCCCATTCCCTAAACCACCTTGTATTAATTCATTAATTTGTCCCCAAGGTGTAGGTACTATAGTTCTATGATCTTCACGATATCTAGATTCTGTATCTTTTTTATATTCATGACCGATATTTTTATCTTGTCCTGCTTTCATTGCTGATTCAATCATATATTTGATTGATTCATAATCTCCTGCTTTTAATAAATCTACACTATTTAATAATGCTTTTTTAAGTTGCTGGTTTTTACAAAATGTTGAAAATTCTTCTTGTACATAAGCTAAATCTTCAATGTCTGCTTTATATGCTTCTCGTAATTGTTCTTTTACAGATACTTTAAGTACTTCATTGTCTAATTTTTTCATTTCCACTTTTAAAATATCCATGGAAATTGTTGTGTGGTATTTTTCGTAGTATTTTATAATTTCATTTATAACCCATTTATGAGCGGGGTTAGCAAAGTATTCATCACTTAATACATCATTGATGTTTTGTAAAAACTCTTTATGTGTTAGTAATGATGAAATTACTTTCATTTGGAACGATGGTCCGTATTCTTCAATTGATTGGAGTGTCATTTTTTTATAACTTTTATTTAATATAAATTTACTAATTTATTTTTGGTTTTCAAAGAACTCTTTAAAAATATCACGAACCCAAAATTCTGTATTTCTAATAAGATTTCCTAATTGATCTTCATTACACATTTTAACAAATTCATTAGGATGAAATTCTAATTTAATATTTTTAACAGATTCATCAATAGATAATTTATCCTTATCTGTCATCATAGGATTAGATAAATCCATTACCCTATATTTATTTTCTAAATTCTCCACATCATGTAATACTCTTGCATATACAACATGTTCTTTTATTTTTTGTTCAGATATATCAATTATATCTTGTAAAGATAAATCTTTAATAGTAAGTTCTGGGAATTTTTTAAATAATCCTTTAGGTCCTAGACCTTTGATACCTGTAATTCCGTCTGAATTATCTCCCATGAGCAATTTATATAAAAGGAAGTTATGAGGATTTACATTGAATTTTTCTTTTACTGTATCTTCTGTATAATATTCTTTTTCAATTGGGCGGTAAACTATTACTTGCTGCGTAATTAATTGGAGATAATCTTTATCACTAGATACTATGAATACTCTATCTTCTGGTTTTATAGGTAAAGTATGACTTAAATATGCGATAATATCATCTGCTTCTACTCGACTTAATGATACTGTTTTAACAGGTAATGTTTGTAGATATTGGATTATTCTAACAATTTGATTGATTTTAGAGTCATCTTCTTCTTCTAAATTATCAAACAATTCATGTTTTGTGACTCGAGTTATATTTCTCCCTGATTTATATTCAGGGATAATATTTTTCCTGTTATTAGAAGATCCAGGGCCATCAAAAACTATATAAACTTGTGTAGGTTGTATTGTTCTAATTAATGACCCTAATGATCTAAAAAATCCTCCTAAACCCCCTATATGGACTCCGTTTGAGTTTATAGCGTTTATTGCACTAAAGTTTCTAAAAAATAAGTTAAGTCCATCTATTAATAGATATCGTTCTGATTGTGGCAATTCTTCTCCTTGTTCTTGTATATTGTTAAGGAGGTTTAAGAGGTCTTTTTTCATATATTAATCTTCATTTTCAAATAAATCCACTGTTGCTACCTTTTCATCCCATTCACTGTTATCTTCCTGTACTGAGTAGTTTCCTTGTCCGAGAATATCTGCCCATTCATTAGAATTCTCCTTTTTGTATTTATCTATTTCAGATGGTTTATCTGGGATGAATCCATGAACTGTACTTACGATGGTTCCCATAGTAGTAATACCATTAATGTGGTTTTTATCACAAGCAATTTTAGTACGCAATGCAAATTCAACTTTTTTCTTATCTCTTACAGCATTGATTTTAGATGTACCGGCATTAGTAACATTACCAAATGTTAAACAAAGTGAAACATCATAATAAAATGTGTCTCCACCTTTATTCGTCATTCTAGGTTGTGACATTGGAGTTAAAGCTGGAGCGACACCTACTTTATTTACAATAAATAAGGTATTTGTGTATTTTGAGCTTTCTTTGCGAGACATTACAATCTGTTGATTGATAAAATTACCGAATTGAGTTGCAATAGCTCCTGCGTTCCACATTGGATTATTTTTACCTTGTTCAATTGACATTTGACATGGTATTGAACCAACTGAATCCCAGATAAATAACAGGTCATATGGTAGGTTACCTTTTTTCTGTTCTGTTAATAAATCAATGATGAATTCAGCAATGTCCTCAATTGAGTTTAAAGTACTTCTATCTCTATAGATAAAAAATCCTGTTTGATCAACTATTTCACCTGTATCTGTATCAACTACATCATCAATTTGAAATCCCATTTTTCTCCAATGATTCCAATCGTGTTTCATTTCTGTAATAATCAATACAGGTAACACACCCATTTTTTGAGCATTAACTGCTACTTCAATAGTCATGGTAGATTTCCCAGTATTTGATTTTCCACGAACCATAGTATTATGACCCATAGGAATTCCAGGAATGGATAGTGCTTCTTGTAAAGCAGGTGAAAATGGAATCCATTTTTGTTCTTTAAATTTAACGTTAGACGCTAAACCTTTATTTGCTTTAAACTTGTCTAAACTAAAGGCGGTTTTCAGTTCTCTATCCGCCGCCTCTGTTAGCGATTTTCTTGTTGTTTTAGCCATAACTTATTTTGAGATTAATTAAAACGGCATATCATCATCCTCTTCTTCAAATAAATCATCAAATGCATCTGCTTTTGATTTTTTAGCTGCGGGTTTAGTTGATAAGCTGTAGTTTGATTTTGGTTCTTCTTTTATTTCTTCTTTTACTTCTACTTCTAGTTTCCCATCAGCAGCAATAAATTCTTCTTCCTCTTCTTCAGGTGTTAACCATTCTTGTAAAGCCGCTTTAATATCATCAAACGGAAGTGGTTTATATGATTCTTTAGGATTTGGTTGTTCCTCTAACCATAATGTAACTTCTTTTTCATCTTTAGATAATGAAGATGTTTTCATTGAAGGTGCAATAGTTGTTTTATTATACTTTGTACCTGTAACATCTGGTCCAACTGTAACTAATTTGATGTCACGGCCTGACATAATGTCTGTAAAATCTCCAACTTCTTCATCAGCTGCCATTTGTAAGAATGCTTCATAAATTTCTTTACCAAATTCCCACAATTGAACACCTTCAGATTCTTCACCACGTACAATTACTGGGGCATAAATACGAGTTTTAGGATCTAGTTTTTTAGCCAAACGCCAGTTTTCCTTATCGTTTGTACCGCGTAATTGTTTTGCAAACTCAGCAATTGGATCTTTTTCTCCCCAGTTTAATGGTGAAGCGATCACTTTTTTACTACCAATACCATAGTAGAATTTCATTTCAATAAATGGAAATTCTTTATTGTACTTAAAAGGCACAACACGGACTGTTTGCTTACCAATTGATGGTTTAAAGCGTTTAACTTGATTTGCATTACCACCGCTAGATGTGGATTTGTTCATAGACTCTAGCTTCTTTTTGATAGCATCTAAATTCATAATATAACTTAATTTAATTGTTTACAACATTTAATATAATAACCTTTATTTGGGGGGACAAACTATTTTAAATAGGAGGTTCTGTTGACCATTTAGTAACTCCCCATCCTTCTTCAGTTCCATATCCTCTACCCCATTCAGATAAATCTTTTACGAATGTTATTCCTCCACCACCATCTAAATAAGCATATGATGGATTATTTATATTGATTTGATAACTTTCAATTTCATATGGGTCTTCATCAGGGAAAGCTTTATTTATTGCATCTAAGGCTTCTTGGAGTGTTTTAAATCCTTTTAATTTAACTAACTCCATAAATTCATCATAATCATTATACCCCCATAATATAGATCTTCCTGGGGGGTTAATTTTGATTTCTTTTAATAAATCTATTAATTTCACAATTCAATTATTTTAAAAATCTTTGTATTCAATTGTTTTAATTCTCCATTTTGAGTTAAAAGAATACAATTTTTATAGTGTACCCAATTTATTGGGTATCTTGAATCTACTACTCCACCATTTAATTTTTTAATCAATTCATTCAATGCATTAATTGTATAAAGCGTATTTGATTCTTTTTTTCTATGTACTAAAATAGTATTTTCAGGTATATTATCTATATTTCCTTGATCTACATTGTATGTAACAACATATTCATTATTACTTTTAACATGTAATACAAACATTTTATTATACATTATGGAATATGTTTTACTCAGATTCTGGATAAGATTATCTAGATCTGGTAAAGGGGTAAAGGTACAAAATAGTCTGTTATTCATGGATGTAAAATCTAAGACTCTATCAAAGTCATACTGATTATACATATGTGAGGGGTGTTCTAGAGTATGGTACATAACTTTTATTTTAAGTTGTAATTAATTCCTTTTTTAATTTTTATTTTTAGATTTTTATTTTCAAATATTTTAGCTATTTCTTTTAATGTTTCTTTTTCATTTTTATCTACATCAAATAGAAATGAATCGTAAACATATAATACTAGTTTAGTATTTTTTCCTTTTAGTATTTTAAATATTTCATATAGTATAAGAACATTATTTGCGGTCTCCAAGTTTTGAAGTACATAATTTAAAAGCTTTTGTGGATTCATATCCTCCATTTCACTTTTTACAAATTTATGATCTGAGATAGGGCATCTAATATATCCTCCATAATTAAAAGAATCCCATAAATCATCTATATATGATTGTACTTTTTGGAAGAATTCTAATTCTCTATATTCTTTCCAAATTCCACCGTAAAGTTGTTTAAAGGTGATTTCTTTTGCTTGGGCATAATCCACTCCATACATTTGAGCAAAACTACTGTGAATATCCACATCCCCGAAATCATAACCCAATAAATTAGCAAGAAGGGTAGGATGGTAAGCACTAATATCCATTTCAATAAAAAAGTCATTACGTGGAATGAAACATTCTCTTTCTCCATTGTCTTTATTTAAAGTTGAAAAATTTATCCCTCCAAAAGTATTTGAGGGTCTTGTTGTTAATGTATTTAAATTATATTGCGTGTAAACAAACTCGTCTACTTGCCTGTCATAATACTGCTCGAATTTAGTTTGATCCACTTTTATACCCGCACGTTCGAGTTGATTAAACACAAGTGCTGCTTTATTGTAAAATGGACTGATTCTAATAGGGTTAAAATTAGCAAAATTTTGTTCACATATCTCATAATGTTTTACAATCGGTACTATTGTATTTAAATTTTGTACGTTTGGATATTTGTTGTAAATATGAGTGTGAGCTTGTGTTAATTGAGGTATATACGTATGGGGGGAGGGTGAGGGTTGGCAGCTATGTTTAATAGGAAAATAATATAAAAATTCTTTTCTATCTCTTACATACACATATTTTATACTATTTAATATTTTTTCTGCTATTTCTAAATCGAAATTTATTGTTTCGCTATGATTAATTGGAATAATATATCCTTTTGAATCATCTCTTGGTCGAATATAGATTGCACATACTTCGTTTTCAATAGGATGTAAATTGTGTGAACATGGGATAATATCAGCATAAGCAACTTCGTGCTTAATACGACAAATTGTTTCTATATGTTTAATATCTTCTATAAGCCAATACATACTTTGAAGATACAAAAAATATTTTAAGACTCCAAGTAATATTTTAAAAATTTATCTTGAAACCATTGTGTAAAACCATACCAATTTTGTTTTTGTTCAATTAATGAAATTAAACCTTTATTTGCTTTATATGTTTGTTCTTTACCTCCCTTTATATACCATAATGTAGAAATTGGAGTATATAAATCCCATGCTAT